TGCCGCTGCCCGTGTGCCCGACGATGCCGAAGAAGGCGCCCTGCGGGATGTCGAGCGACAGGTCGTGCAGCACCGTCTGGCCTTCCACATAGCCGAAATCCAGGCCGCGCACGCGTACGGCCGGGACGTCGATGGCAACGGGCCGGCGCTGAGGCGAGCTGTGATTCGCGGCGCGATTCGCCGCATGTTCCGGCGCCCCGGCCTCGTCCAGCAGCGCGATGTACGCCTCGGCGAAGGCCGGGATGTCCACCAGCGTGGCCGCCCGGATGCGCCCCTTGTGGAAGACGACCTTCTCCGGACTCGCGAAGAGCTGCGCGAAGGGGTCCGCGTCCTCGCCTCCCTCGGGCGTCTCGGGCCAGATGAGTTCCATGTCGGCGTCCTTGATCGAGTCGACGTCGACCGACACCCCTCGCAGGAACTGGCCTTCGATCTTGCGCTCGACGTTGCGGCCGTCGTCGTCGCCGAGGTCGAGCATGCCCTCCCCCATGATCAGGCCGTTGTCCTCGCGCCAGATCCGGGTGATGTTACCGACGTTGACCGCCACGGTGTGAGGCTCGCCGCCGTGGCTGTCCTCCTTGTTCCAGCGCAGCGGGAGCGGCAGGTCGGCCCACGTGAGTGCGCCGGAGTCGAACTCCCGGCCGTCACCGGTCTCGATGCCCTCCACGGTGAGCGGACCGCGCCACGGGCGCGTCGCGCCGGAGTACTGGTCCCCGCCGCTGGAGGGCTCGCTGGCAGCCGACTGCGCCAGCTCCTCGGTGCCTTCGGCGCCGGAGGTCTGGTTCTCCTTGAGCCGCTTGTCCTTCTTGGTGCCGGGGTTGGGCTCACCCTTGGCGAGCGCTTCGGTGGTCACGTGTGCCTCCGGTGAGTTGATGTCCGGCCGCAGGATAGCTGCCGAGGCCGTGGCGGCCGAGCCCGCGCCCCAGTTCGCCACGATGAACCCCCGGCAGGGGTTGCCATGGGCGGAGCCCGCACACCCGGCGTACCCCATGACCGGGTAGGCGTTGATCGCCGACTCCAGCCCGGTGAAGACCTGGCCGTCCACGGCGATGCAGGGCTTGCAGGTGTTCTGGTCCAGCACCTCGGAGGCGGTGTAGCTCTCCGCCTCGGGGGCCGCCCGCAGCACGGTGATGCGGCCGAGGGTCTGGGCGGTGCTCATGGCGGTCTTGACGGGTGCGCTGGCCGCCCGGCCGATCTGGCCGGAGAGCTGGGCGTCCACCTCGGCTGCGATGTCCTCGCCGGGCGTCTTGCGGCCGATGAGCCCCATGGCGTAACGCTTCGCGCTCTGGACCATGTTGGAGGCCATCAGGTCGGCCGTCATCTGGGCCATGCCGCTGAGGAGCTGCTTGCCGCCGAGGGCGGCGGTGACGGCTCCGCCCTCCTCGTCCGGGATCTTCCACTCCGGGACGCGGACGCCCTGCGCTTCCGCCTCACGCTGTACGGCCCGGCCCGCCTGTTCTGCCAGGGACAGCATGTGCTCGTGGAGCACGTCGGCGGCCACGCGGGTGTCCACGTGCAGGGAGGCGAGGGTGGCCGGGTCGTCCGGGGCGGCGGAGATCTGCTCCCGGATCTGCTGCCGCCACTCGCCGGTCTCGGTGTACAGGCGCCGGGTGGTGGAGTCGACGGCCTCCTGCCACTGCCGGTCGTGCTCGGCGAAGTTGACGTGTTCCTCGTGAGCCTTGAGCTGACGGCGGAGCTTGGCTCCGGCGGTCACGGCTGCGGGCGCCGGGGGTGTGAGAGGGAAGTCGTGATCCTCGGAGCCGAAGGAGACCCGCAGCCTGTCGAAGGTCACCGGACCGAGCCGCTTCTCCAGGTTGCGGACGGGGGTCAGATCGGCGGTGTACCAGGCGCAGATGTGCGGCACCCAGGGGCAGTACTGGTCCGGCAGTTCGGGCTGCCGGTGCATGTCCTCCAGGGCGCACACAGCCACCGACCTGATCCACTGGAGCAGGTCGTCGTAGGAGGGGGTCTGGCCGGAGCCGACGTTCCACACCCAGGAGGGCTTGGGTGTGTTGCCGTTCCAGTGAGCGACGCCGAAGATGTTCGCGGTGATGTCGCCGCCCTCGTACCAGTCGAGGGCGTACCGCACGCACATCAGCAGGTCGGCCCGCGCGTCCGCGTCCCAGGCGTCAGCCTCCCCGAGGAAGTGCAGCGTCAGGTGAAGGTCCCCGGCCGCCTCCCCGCCGGGGACCTTGAGCCGGGCCGCGTCCTCGGCCGTCGGCATGAGAGCGATCATGCAGCCGTCGAGGTGATCGTCGTCAGCCATGGGCGGCCTCCATCGCGTTCAGGCTCCGGGCCCGGAGCTGCGTGGTGATGAGCGACCGGGTGTCGGCGAACGGGCTCCGGCCGTCGATACGGAGCAGGCCGAGGGCGTCCAGGTGGACCAGGTACGTTCCCGGCAGGCCGGGCCGCTGGTCCGGCGCCCGGTGGCTGACCGCATGCGTGAACGGGCAGGTGTACTCGTGCTCGTGGCAGAGCTGGGGGTGCAGCAGCTCCCACGGCGCCGTGTCCGACACCGGGAAGCGGACCATGTGCTGGGTACGCGCCTGCTCCAGGTACCGGGCCTGTGCGGCGGCCTTGGCCGGAGGCGTGCTCTCCTTGCCGCCTCCGGAGGCGGGAGCCTTGCCCCCGTTGGGCGGGCCGTTCGGGGCCGCTCCGCCTCCGGAGGCGGCCGGAGACTCCGCCGACTGGGCTTCGGCCTGCTTCTCGCCGGTGACGGAGGTCGCGGCCGGGTCGAGCACCTTCTCGCCGACCAGCTCGTCCAGGGCGGCCGGGGCCGCGTTCGGGACGTTGCGCACGATCTGCTTGAGGCCGATCTCCTTCAGCTCGTCGCCCTCGGGCTTGTCGTCCTCGTCGAAGCCGAGTTCCCGCCGGAGCGCGGTGCCGGACAGCTCCAGCCGGTCGTAGGCGAGGGTGGCTCCGTCGGAGCGGTCGGGGCGCAGGGCCAGCTCGCTCATGTCGTACCAGACGACCCAGTCGGTGGGGTCCTCGCCGCTGGCCTCCAGCCGGGGCTTGAGATACCCCCGGGTGAGGCTGTCACAGATCAGTTCGGCGATCGGGGCGATGTGCGTCTTGAGCGCGCCTTCTTCGAGCTGCCAGGCACCCCAGTGGTTCACGTCGCCCATGCCGAGCAGGATCTCCGCAGGCATGTCGAGCTTGGTGGCGAGGCGCTTGATCGCGCTGTCACGCTTCTCGATGATCTTCTCGTCCATCTTGAGCGTGAAGTCGATGTGCTTGAGGGCGTCGATCGCCTCCGCCGGGCCCATGATCGGGATCGGGATGACCGAGGACGCCGTACCCGGCTTCTCGATGGCCGTCGCCGCGATCTCGATGAACTCCGCCACCAGCGGGTTCGGCGCGTCGGCGAACTCCTCGCGCACGGGGAAGGTCAGCTCGTCCGGGATGCCGAGGATGCCCGCCGACGCCAGGCGCGACAGGTACTCCGCCGCGATCTTCCGGTTGACCAGCTCCAGCTCCCGCATGATCTCCCGGGCCGAGCGGGCCGGGGAGTCGGCGAGGTGGTAGTAGCGGTCATGAGGCCGCCAGACGCGGGTGACCAGGGAGTTGTCGCTGATCCGACGCCAGTCCTGCCCGGCGTTCACGGAGTTCTCGTCGATGACGTAGTACGTGCCGGACTGCGGGCGGATCTCGTCGACCGAGCGGACCATCCACTTCTCGCTCTTGCCGTCCTGCTCACCGATCAGGTATCCCTCGCCGGGCACCTGGAGCTGGACGGTGAGGCGCTTCATGAGCTGGGCCTGGCCGGTGACGCCGCCGCCGAAGCGCATCATCAGCTCGGCCGCCGGGCCCTCGGTCTGGATGTCCGGCTCGTCCACGTCGGGCTGGAGCTTGGCCGCCTTGAGCCGGACCCGGCTGAGCATGGCCGCCTGCCAGCCCACGCCGAAGTTGAACTCCCCCAGGTTGTCGAAGTACGCCCAGACCTCGTTCTGCCACTTGTCGGTGTGACGGAGAAACTGGGCTGCCGGACCCTTGGGCGGAGCGGCGGCGGCCGTCAGCGCGGTCGGCACAGGGGGCGCGTCGGCGGCTACGCCTCGGCCCCGGAACACATCGAGCAGTGCCACGGCTTCCTCCCGATCTTGTCGGGCGCAGGATACCTGGCCTTCTCCGTCCGGCCGACCGGGAGCACGGCGGAGCCCCGCTCGGGGGAGTGAGCAGGGCTCCTACGGGGGTTGGCGGCAGCCTAGCCGAGATGGCCGAGGATGAGCCCGGTCATACCGGCCTTTCCGGTGGCGAGGGTCTTCATCCAGGCGTCGACTTCGTCCTTGGCGAGGAAGAGGGTGAGCGTGGTGTCGACGGTGCGGATGGTCGTGGCCAGGCGCTGTCCGGCCGGGGTCTCCTGGACGGAGACGGTCAGCTCCTGCGGGACGATGCTCAGGAGCTGGTTGCCGAGGTCGACCGGCGCCCGGCCGTGGATGGCCTGGGGTCCGGCGGAGCCGGGCGGGGGAGGCGGCTGCGTCATGACCGGCCGCCGCCGATGCCGGAGCAGCGGGTGTAGGTGCCGTCCGCGTACTTGATCCCGTAACAGGCCTGGTAGTACACCGGCTGGTCCTCGTCCATCGACGTGCCGAAGGGGTAGTCGACATACGTCCCGCACCCGGCGGTGTTCCAGACGTTGAGGTAGATGCCCTGTTCCGGAGCCCAGGTGTGGCCGACGGCCGCGTGCCCGTCGCAGTCGGTGTCCCAGACGCGCATCACGTCGCCGTCGTTGTAGAACTTGGCGCAGGCGGACTGCGGGCCGGAGTTGCAGACCTGGGGGCCGTCGGTCCCGGCGAAGGCGCTCGTGCTCAGCCCGAGGGTGAGCACGAGAGCGGCACCGAGGGCCGTCAGGACCATGAGGATCTTCTTCACTTGCGTCCTTCCCATCGCTTGGCAGCCCAGTACAGGCCACCCAGGGCAACTGCGGCGCCGGAGACTATGCCGGAGAGGAACCAGGTGAAGCCGTCCATGGAGGGCTCCACGGGAGAATGCCGCTGAGGAAAGCCGATCATGCCCACTCCCGGCTCGCGAGCCAGGCGGAGACCGCCCACACGGCCGGGCCGACGAGCCACGGTACCGGCAGGCCGTACACGACGTCCGTGACCGCGACCAGCGCGCCGGACACGTACGCCGACGCGCACCACGGGCAGGTGATCAGCTCGGCCAGCCAGTCCGGGCTCCAGGACACCCGGTACACGAACCGGTTCAGCCGCTCGGAGCCCTCGCCCGGCCGGACGGGGAACTCTGTGTGATCGGGCTTGCGCCGCTCGCGGTACTCCGCATCGGTCATCGGCCGCCAGCCTCCGGCCAGCCGGTCGCGGAGCCAGAGCACCGGCGGGAAGGTGTCCTTGACCAGCAGCCGGGTCGCCCGGTACGCGGTCAGGCACAGCAGGACGAAGACGAAGCCGGTCACCGGCGGCCCTCCTGCGGGGGCACGTGGCCGAGGCCGGGGTCGCGCGGGACCCGGCGCTGCGCCAGCTCCTGGTGGAGGGCGTGCATGGCCTGACGGTGCATGCCGAGGGTGCTCCAGAGCCGGGCGTAGAACGCGACCCCGAGAACGAAGCCGAGCAGTCCGATGAGCACGCCGACGAGCAGAAGTGCTTCCATGATCTTCTTTCTTTGGGCGGAACCCGGCTGAGCCGGGTGGAGGTGGTCACGGGCCGGGCTCCGCTACTGGAGAGGATGCCCGGCCGGGTGCACTGGTTCCCCTCAGACGACGAGCTTTCCCTTGGGGCTCACCTCAGGGCCGACCGGCGCCACCACGTTCGGCCGGACGACGAAGATGGACAGAACGGCGCCGATGGCGTTGACCCAGAGGGCCTGATGATCGGCGGACATGTGGAGCCCGAAGGCGGTGAACAGGCTGACCCCGGCCGTGAAGATGCCCGTCACGAGGGCCACGATGCCGTCGTGCGCGGCGATGGCGGTGATCACAGCGAACACGAAGACGACGATCGCCGTGGCGATGCCCTGGAACTTGTGGTCGACGTCGAACCCGTACGCCGTGACGACCTGGAACACGGCGGCTACCGTGGCGAGCCAGAAGGTGATCTCCCGGCCGAAGACCTTGGTCATGATGCCCCTCCTGAGGCTACTGGTGAGTGATCGCGGTGAACCCTCGGTCGAGAGTATGCACCACATCGCCTACCCACCCGTTGGCCAGCAGCACGCCGAGAATAAGCGCGCACATCACGCCGATGAGCACGGTGCGGTGCCGGTGCAGCGCGAAGCCGCCCAGGAAGATGACGAGGACCACGGTGAGGCTCGGTACAGGCATACCGACAGAATGGCAGATCAGCCGACTACACGGTCCATACTCGACATACCGCCGGTGCTGACGAGGGTGGTCGCGGTGAGCTTGACGATCCGGTTGTGCCAGGCGGGCCAGACCATGGCGTCGAGCCGGTCGGGGGACCAGTCCAGCTCCGGGTACCAGGTGCAGAGCTGGTCCTCCAGCTCGGGCATGGTGCCGACGATGTGCCAGCGGTTCTGTGCGCTCAGGGCGGACACGGGCTGCGCGCGGACCGCCTTGCCCCGAGTGGCGCGCACGATCTTGATCGGGATGTTGACGCCCATATCGTCGGCGGCGGCCCGGATGGTGGAGGCGGCCATGTCCCCGCCGAAGTTGATCTCCACGGCGATGTCGTCGGCCTCGAACTCCATTGCCGCCTTGACCGCCGCCCGACCCCAGCCCTCCGGCTTGAGGTGGACGGTGCGGTCGCCGAGGACGTAACCGTGCGCGAGGGTGGACCGGCGCCCGCTCTCCCTCTCGTACTCGACCATGGCCTTGCCGACGACGACGATGCCCTGCTCCCCGGCGCCGCCGCTCGGGTCCACCCCGACGGTGACGCGGGCCAGCTTGGGCAGGGCCCCGACCTGGACCCGGCTGTCCTGGAGCCACTGACGGGTCCACAGCGCCTGCGAGTCTTCGTCGAGGATTTCGGCGTACAGCTCCTGGCGGCCGAGGTCGGTGTGGGCGTACTCCTCCTCCAGGGCCTGCTTCAGCTCCTCCTGGAGGTGGGGGTTGTCGTACATGGACGCGTGGGTCTTGACCACGTTCCGGTAGCCGCCGGAGGCGATCTTCTTGATGAGCGGCCGGGGCTTGGGGGTCGTACTGGCGATCCAGTGCGGGCGGCGGCCGGAGCGCAGACCGAACCGCATCTGCGCCCAGGCGTCGTCCAGGTACCGCCACGCGGCCATCTCCTCCAGCCACGCCAGGCACCGGTTACCACCAGCCCGCAGGCGCTCGACGTCCTCCGGGGTGTGGGCGCCGAAGAGCTTGGCGACGGAGCCGTTCGGCCACTTGACCACGGTGCCGCCGGTGGTGTTGACCATCTTGGCGTCGGGGCTGTGGGCCGACAGGCCCGAGGGTCCGGAGAAGCAGGCCGTGGCCGCGTCCCCCAGGGTCGGGGCGATGATTCCGACCCAGTGGGGGACGGGGCCCGGCAGACACGCTGGCCCCATGACGTGCTCGTGCACGTACCGGGCGCAGGCGTCTGTCTTCCCGGCGCCTCGGCCCGCCAGGAGCATCCACCCGTACCAGTCCCCCGTCGGCGGCACCTGATGCGGCAGAGGGGTCCAGCGGGGCTCGGTGAGCGTGCGAGCGTGCATGAGCAGGCGGTCGGCCGCCCTGCGTCGCCTCAGCGCTTGATCGCTCATGTCCGGAGGGTACCCCGGGGCACCTGCCCGGCCCGTCCGGAGCCTAGGCGGACGGGCCGGTGGCGGACTCGAACCGCCCGGGTGCTCCCTGCACATCTACACGACGGAACCCCCGGCGTGGACTTCCGGGGGTTCCGGGCACCTGGGTGAGTGCCTGAGTGAGCCTTGACCAGACTACGTGCTCTTACCCGAGGCGGGAAGGCGCAGAACCTGGCCCGGGTAGATGAGATCCGGATCGCGGATCTTGTCCCGGTTCAGGGCGTAGAGCGTCTGCCAGGTGGTGTTGTACCGGCGGGCGATCTTTGACAGCCACTCGCCGTGGACCACCTCGTGGGTGTTGGCGGCGACGGGCTGCGCTCCCTCGGTCCGAGGCGCGGACTCCACGTGGGGCGAGGAGTGGCGAGGCTGGCTTCTCCCGGGCGAACTCGCCGGGTCGGTACCGGCGGGCCGGACCACTCCTGCGATCGTCCCTCCGGCCCGCTGGAGCGTCGAGTAGCCGACTCCGCCGTTGGGGTGGTGGCTGGCGGTGTCGACGGTCCGGCCGGAGCCGACGTAGATGGCCACGTGATCAGCAAAGGAGCTGAACGAGTAGACCACAAGGTCGCCCGGACGGATGGAGCCGAGGGACACCCGAGGCAGACCCTGAAGCTGCCCCGCCGCCGTACGGGGGATGTGCACTCCCGCTGCCAGCCACGCCTGGGAGGTAAGGCCCGAGCAGTCGAAGTGGACAGGGCCGTTGCCGCCCCACAGGTAGGAGGCAGGGCCGATCTTGCTGATCGCGTACGCCACTGCTACTGCTGCCCGGGGCTGGACTGGTGCTGCTCGGGGAACTGCTGGGGCTGCCGACCGGGGCGCTGCCTGAAGCTGAGGCGACGGGCCGCCCCGGGTCAGCCCCGCCTTCAGGCTGCACACCGGCCACGCTCCCGGGCCCTGCGCTGCCAGTACCTTCTCCGCCACGAGGATCTGCTGTGCCCGAGTCGCGAGGTCCGCTCGTGGGGCGTATGCCGTTCCCCCGTACGCTGCCCACGTCGACTGAGTGAACTGGAGTCCCCCGTAGTACCCGTTGCCGGTGTTGATCTTCCAGTTGCCGCTCGACTCGCAGTCCGCCACCTTGTCCCACGTCGTGGTGCTCGCGGCCGAGGCTGGACTGCCGCCGCCCACGGTGAGGGCAGCGGCAACAGTGCTCACCCCCACCACGCCGACGACCGCAGCGCGCGTCTTGTTCGGCTTCTTGTGCATGGCCATAGCGACCACCTCCGCCCGGCACGGTAACCGGGCCAGAGGGTTAGGCCAAACAGGCGGGACAGCTTTACACCGGGTAACCCTGCTTGCGCGCCTCCTGGACGGCGGCGGCCCGGCGCTCGCCGTGGGCGTGGTGAAGGACGTCCAGCTTGGCGTAGATGCGGGCGAGTTTGGCGCTCACGGCGGCCCCGGCTATACCCAGCACCTCCCCGGCCTCCCGCAGGGACATCTCCTGAGCCAGCAGGCCGAGCGTGCGCACCTCCAGCTCGGTGAGCGGCGGCTGCTCGGTGCGGATGACGGCCTCCACCGGCAGGAGCTGCCGGTCCGGCCGGAGGTACCCGAGGCGGCGGCCGACGTCGAGCGCGGCCGACTGCCGGGACTGGTACGGGACGTGCGCGACGTCGAGCTTCTGGTAGAGGGACATGCGGACCCCGTCGAGGGTGCGCCGGGAGCAGCCCCACAGCTCCAGCACGTCTTTGAACCGGCGCCCGCAGTCGAACTGCCGCAGGAGCTTCAGCTCCGCCTCGGAGAGCTGGACCCGGCGCAGGACGGGGGTGTTCTGCCGCTCCGCGTACTCCATGAACGCCCGGCGGCACGCCCGGCAGGGGTCCTTGTCGCCGTTGCGCTGGTGCTGGCGGTAGCCGTCGAGGGTGCCGCAGTCCATGCCGAGGCCGATCAGGTCCCGCTGGCAGGCGAGGAACACGGCCTGTTCCATGGTGCGGGCGCCGAGCTTCTTCTTGATGCGGGTGGCGACGGAGGGGGACGACCCCGTACCCATGATCTGGAAGGCGGCCTTGGGCTCGTGGCCCTGGCTGAGCAGCCAGAGGTACTGGTGCTCGCGCGTGGTGAGAACCGGGGTGATGTGCGGGACGATCTCGGTCTCAGTGGTCATGGGGAGGTTCCTTGGTCGTCTGGAATTGGAAGGCGCCCTCGGCTCCCTCAGCGTGACCCACTCACGCCGCCCCTGCCGAGGGCGCCAGGCTGACTGGTCCCGGCCAGGTCATCGCCTCCGGCCGTCCAGCGCACTGACCAGTGTTTACCTAAACCGGTGTCTGGCCAAACCTACAGGTCACGGTCGCGTGGAGCGGAGTTCCGGGCAGCGGTCTGCTCCTGGGCGAACTCGGCCAGAGCCTTCAGGTGCTCGCGGTACATGCGCAGCAGGACGTCGACCTCGTCCAGGGTGTACCCGGCGACGCGGAGCCGGTTGGTCTGGAGATCGAACTCGAAGTCCTTGAACGGCTCCAGCTCCACGGGGGCGACCTCGGCCCCGGCCTCGAACGAGGTCGCCTCGTACTCGCCCTGACGGTTGACGATCGGGGTGCCCATGTTGGGGTGGGTGGTCATGGTCGGCCTTCCTGGGTCAGATGCGCCGGACCAGGAACACGATCAGGCACACGATGAGCAGCACGATGAGTATGTCCCACAGCATGTATCTCACCTCCGCCGGTCGGGTACCCCGGCGCCGGGCCATACAGCCGCTGACATACCTATACGGGTCCGGAGGGTAACGAACCAGTCGAGTTACCGGTCCGTAGCGTAGCGGCGTGGCGAGGTTCCCGTCTGAGGAGCGAACTCGGCCACCCCTCGCCACTCGTACCACCACAGCCGAGTTCGCAATCACCCAGGTCAGGGAGTGGTTTTACTAAATCCGACATTCCGGGCCGACGGGAACCTGGTATGGATATACGGTCAGTTGAGGCCCTTCCCGGCCGCCCACTGCTTCGCCGTGGCCCAGAAGTCGGCGTCGCTGACGCCAGTCGGGTCCGGCGCCGGGGGCGGGGCGGGCAGCAGGAAGCTCGGCTGGGTGACGTCGCCGTCCTGGCGCAGCAGGTACTGGAGATCGGCAGCCTTGAAGAACGCCGACCCTCCGATGCCCCAGCCGGTTCCCCAGGAGTTGTCCATGCGGTACAGCCCGGCGGACGGGATGTACGCCGACACCACGAACTCGTGACCCCCGGCCGTGCCGCTGCTCCGGTCGACGGTGATGACGCCGTTGGCGTCCGTGTCGAACATGGAGTTGAGCCAGGGGATGCCGATCATGACCGGGCCTCGCTGGAGCGCCGTGTTGAGCGCAGCCAGGCTGAAGGCGTGCTGGTAGTGGCTGCTGAGCCCGAGCTGGACGAGGGCCTTGGCTGCGCCGAGACCGGAGCTGCCGGTGTCGTCCGGCGGGTACTGCCCGGCGAACTCGTCGAGCTGGGTGGCGAGGCTGTACACCTGGAGCGCGAACGTCTCGTCCACGGGCAGGACGTTGCCGGAGACGGTGACGGAGGTCTGGCCGGTGTAGCCGACCGCATCGGTGGCCACCAGCCCGGCCGCCGCGTTGCCGGTGCAGGAGCCGAGCTGGCCCTGGTCGAACACGGGGGCCCGGCGCATCCAGTCGACGCCCTTGACGGCCCACCGGGGCCAGGTCGGCACGGCGTAGTGGATGCTGCGGGGGTCGTGGTGCTTGAGGCGGCCGAGGCCGTAGGGCGGACGGGTCATGTGGCCCTCCAGGTGCGCGGGACAGTGCGGTGCGCAGGCTACGCCCCGAAGGTATGCCGCAGGGCAAGACGATGCCCCCGGCAGGGCGTGGGCACGGAGCCGACCGGGGGCGTACAGGACTTCTATTCCACGATCTCCGCGTCTTCAATCCCGTCGTCGGGATCGGGTCCGGCCGGGCCCCGCAGATGCGCTCCGGCCGCCTCCAGCACCCGCTGGCGCACGGCGGGCTCCAGCTCCGGCACGGCCGAGAACCCGGCCAGGATCGCCTCCACGACGTCCGTGCTCTCCTCGTCCACCCGGCGGTCGAGCGCGATGTCGATCTTCTCCCGGGCGTTGGTGCCCTCCAGCCGGGCCTGCTGCTCCTCCAGGGCGCGGAGCTGCGCCAGCGCCGCGAGCACGGGGGCGTTGTCGCGGAGCGGGTTGCCCTCCGAGTCCCGGACGATCTCCCCCTGGTACAGGACGTAGTGGTCCCCGGCGATGATCCGGTAGAGCTGTCTGCGGATGTCGTTGAGCCGGAGGGTGGCGGCGGTCAGCTTCTCCTCAATGCCCTGGTCAGCCCGCTTGCGGTACGCCTTGAGCGCCCGGTGGATGTCCACGCCGACCTGGTTGGCGATGCTCTCGATGGTGAGGCTGGGGTTGTTCTGCCGGTACTCGGCCGCCATCTGCTCCGCCACCATGCGGTGCGTGAGCCCCCGGTTGTGGAGCGTAACCGCACGCCAGCGCCGGGCCTCCACGGCTGCGTGGTCTGCGTTGTCCCGCCAGTCCCCGCCATGCGCCATGATCATTACCTCCGTGAGGACTTTAGCGCCCGGCGCCCTTGAACTTCTCCCGGTGTTCTTGTGCCCGGCGTACCTCTTCAGCCTCGCTCGCGCAGCGCACCATGTTGGTCCGCATGTAACTGACGACCGAGATCCTTTCAGCCCCGCACTGCTCGCAGTACCGGGTGATCCGCTTGTCGCAGGCGCAGGTGATGGCCGTGTTGGCGTGCCACTGGTGCGCGTCCATGAGGATGAGATCTTGGTCCTGCATGTCGACGGCTACACGGAACTCGGGGAACAGGAACCGGCCGCCGGTGTACTGACCCCGGCGCAGGGTGAAGATCGTGCTCAGCCCCTTGTCGAGATCGCCCTTGTCGGTGTGCATGCCGGTCGGATAGGTGTTGTTGACGGTGATGGTCGTGAACGGGGTGCCGGGCACGACCCAGTCCGGATGGGTCTTGTTGATCTCCTCCATCTGCGCGTCGTACCGATCGGGCACGTGCGTGTGCAGCATGTCGCCGACCCGGGCCAGGGCGGGCTGGAGGGCCTGCCAGCTCGGGAGGTTGGCGCCGGTCCAGGAGGTCAGACGGCAGAACTTGTAGCTCCCCGCCGGGTCGAACGCGCCGAGGATGTTGGAGCTGACGTGCATCCAGTACTGGCGCTTCTGGTCCCCGACCTGCATGGCCTGACTGCCGGAGGCCGCGCCCCGGTTGTTGGTGCGCTGACTGCGCAGCCCGTGGAGGATCTGGTACTGCTCCTCGGTGATGAAGCCCTTCATCGCCCCGGGCAGGTAGACGCAGAGCAGCTTGCCGTCCGGGCGGAAGACGCGCGTCGGCCCGGTGAGCAGCACGTTGTAGCTGTCGTCCCCGAGCACCTTGCCGACCTTGAGGTCCAGCTCGGCCTGCGGGACGCGGGTACGGGTGCGGATGCTGATCATGCTGCTGATTCTCTCAGGTCGATCAGGGGGAAGAAGTCCCGGATCTTGTCGGCGGTGTCCTGGGGCTCGGCCTCGGTGACGTCAAGATCGAGGTAGCGGCAGGTGGCCGGGAAGGTGCGCAGCGCGTCGCTGAACCAGTCGGCCAGCCGGAGCGCACGGGTACCGGCGCCCTTGCGCCAGGAGGGGTTCTGCTTGCTGCCCCGGTCGCGCCAGCGCTGCTCCAGAAGCTCCTCATCTGCCGTCAGGCGGACGAGCGTGACGCTGACGCCCGCTCGTGCCAGTCCGCCGATGAACGGCTGCGTAGCCAGCCGCGCTCCCTCCCCGAGGGCGAAGGGAACGAGCTGCGTGGACAGGAAAGCGAGCGCACGGGGACCGACGTCCATGGCGAGGGCGTCGGTGCCGGGGAAGTCGGGCCGGGGCACGCCCAGCTCCAGCCCGATGCAGCGCCGGGTCTCCGGGTGCAGCAGGCGCGAGTGCGGCACGGGCACGGAGCGCAGCAGCTCCTTGTCCCAGCGCGCGGTGAGCTGTCCGGCGACGGTGGACTTGCCGACGCCGGGCGGGCCGGTGAGGTACAGCAGGTGGTTGATCATCGGGACACGTCTCCGGACATCATGCGCAGGATGCGCTGGGACTGGTACAGACCGTAAAGGTCGCCGGGGGTGACGTCGCCGGGCCAGCGGCCGTCCTCGAACAGGTGCCAGCCGCCCTCGGCGGCCGAGGTGTCGGCGAGCTGGGAGCAGATCATGTGGCCGGAGTCGCGGACGTAGCGGCGCAGGTGCGGGGCGGGGATGTGCAGCCGGACCGCCGCCAGCGCGAAGTAGTCGGCCACGCTGTACGGCACACCCACGAAGCCCCGGGCCGAGGCGGCCACCGCAGCGCGGTACTGCTCCGGGCAGCGGAGGTAGACCGTGCGGTCGGCGGGATGCCAGTTGCGGACGTGCTGGGCGCCGCCGGGCATCGCCTCCACGATCCACGGCGTGTCCTTGAAGCCCTGCCGGTACTCCGTGACGACGAAGGCGTGCTCGTAGTCGGCGAAGCCGTCCCCGTTGAGCCACTGGCCGAGGCGGATGAGCCGTCCCCAGCCGGTGATGACGGTGAGCCCGATGTCGCCAGGCTGCGGTCGGTAGGTCATGGTCGTCCTTCCTTGATCGGGTTTCCTGAGCGGCACTCTCCGACCGAGGTTGAGGTACGAACCCCGCCACAGTCCTGGAGAAGGACGCGGACAGGATCCAGCATGCGGGTGATGTCCCACTCGGTCTCGTCGGTCTTGTGCAGGCACCAGGGGAACTCGTAGATCACTTGAGTGGTCCTCCCACGATCCACAGGCAGGTGGTGCCGTCGCGCCGGACCCACCAGTCGGGCGCCTTCTCGTCCAGGTAGCGGACGACCTTGCCCTCGTAGGTCGGGTGCAAGGTGATGCCATCGGCCTGGCCGGGCATCTTGTCGGAGTACGTGGCGTAGCCGGTGCCGTGCAGGTCGAGGTGCCGGTAACGCGGCAGGCTCACTCCCATGCGCTCGAACCGGTCGGCCAGCCACAGGCGCCGGTCCGGCCCGATGCCGACGAGGATGATGCGCTCCAGGTCGCGGGGGCGGTGCTGGTTCAGGCCCATGAGCACCCCGGCGGCGGTGTTGCCGGAGCCGAAGGGGACTACGAGCGTGCGCACCGTGTCCGGCAGGTTGATGACCTGGTCGGCGGCGATCTGGTGGAAGGCGCGCAGCTCCCGGGCCGAGGCGTCGGGCGGGGTGGTGATGCCGTAGCGGAGCCAGTAGGCCTGCGGGTCGAGAGCGGAGAGCACCCCGGCCCGGCGCTGGAGCACCGGGTTGTACCCCACGCCGATGAACTCGAACTCCGCGCCATGCTCCCGGGCCAGCGCCACCGACCTGTGCGTGAAGGCGGTACGCGGGCTGGTGCCCCCGAGGATGATCAGGGCGCGGAGACCGTAGCGTGCCGCGAGCACGGCTGCCATGGCGTTCTGGGGCGACAGTACGCTGGCAGCCGAGATCACCCGCTGAGCGCCGGTCGACGCACCCTGACGGATCAGGTGATCGCAGGCCCTCAGCTTGGCCCCGTTGACCCCGGCCGGGAGGGCGCAGAGATCCTCGCGCTTGTACCAGCGGCCGTCCCGCTCCTGCACCGGGCTGAGCCAGCGCCTCAGATCCAGGCCCGGGGCCGAGGCCCGAACTCCTGCGCCTGCACTGCCTTCTCGAACCCGTTCCGGAAGCATTCCCAGTCCTCCGTCATGTTGATCACCTCGCCGTGCTGGAGGTACCAGTTCTGCTTGACCGGGCTCAGGCCCGGGTCGTAGGGCTGGTCCTCCAGGCGCAGGCGCTCCGGCAGCGCGACACGGCGCGCGTCCCAGATGACTCCGAACCTGCGCCCCCAGCGGTTCTCCGCCGTGACCAGCCGGTTGTACAGCATGTCGTTGTACACGCCGGGGTACCGGCGATTGGGCTTGTGCCAGCTCTTGTACGTGCAGAGCACGGACTCCAGGCTGAGCCGGTCGGCCCCCGGCCAGCGGAGCTGGAGGTCGGCCAGGAGCTGGTGCCCCCAGCGGCCGATCAGCTCCATGCGCACGGGGTCTTTGTAGATCTCGTCCGTGACGGAGGGGTGGCCGAGCTGCTTGTCGACGATCCACTCCTCCGCGCCCATCACCAGGCACAGGCCGTTGCGGTGCGAGCGGGAGCCGGGGATGTCCTCCAGCATCAGCGTGTCGGCGTCCGGCACGACCGACGCTCCGAGCAGGATGCGCAGGTACTCCAGGTAGGACCAGGTGCTGAGCCGTCCCATGGTCGGCAGAGCGAAGGCCCGCTCCCACCACGCTCCCCACTCGAAGCCCACGCGGAAGTACTTGTGCTGCGGGGTGAAGCAGCCACAGTTGACGGCCTCGGCGTAGCCGCGCACCGCGTCCTCGAACCGGGCCTTGTGGTACCGGCGGTCGGTGTCCCAGTCCAGGGTGGAGTAGTTAGCCCGCCAGAAGTCGACGGCACGCGGCCAGTCCTGAAGCCGGGGCGCGGCCTGGAGCAGCAGCAGAGTGGTGACGGGGTTCTGGGTGTTGGCGTTGAGCCAGGCCAGCCAGTAGCAGCCCTCGATGTCCAGCTCCAGCTCCCGGGCGATGTGCGGCAGCACGTAATGCACCCCGCCAGGGAAGGACCGGTACCTGTGCGACCACTCGGCGAAGCGCAGGAACACCTCGCGCCGGTGTTCCACCCGGCGGAAGTCGTCCCCGGCCTTCAGGTCAGGCATCCTCGGGCTCTCCCTCGAACACCTCATCGGCCCACTGGAGCAGAGCCGAGTCGTTCTCCTCGATCGCACCGACAGCCGTACGTGCAGCCTTGAGCAGGATCTCGCCCTGCGGGAGTGCGCCCCAGCTCTTGCGCAGCTCCATGATCAGCCGTCCGAGTTCGTCGGCCTGTGCCACGGGCAGGGGGATGAAGATGTCCCGGATGCCCCTGGACTCCATGGTCTTGCTCTCGTCACCGCCGTGGGACTTGACGCGGGCCTGGCGCTCCTCGGCGTCGTCGTTGAACTCGGCGACCTCGGGCTCCGCGACCTCGGTGTACTCCGGCTCCTCGAACCGGGCGATGATCGCGTCGACCTCGTCCTCCTCGTAGCCGGTGCCGGACAGCTCCCCGTCGAGCAGGTCCAGCAGCTTGGCGCGGGCCTCGTCGTCGTAGGTGGCTTCGTCGTTGGACTTGTTGTCCACCAGGTTGACGCGCAGGGCGGTCGCGTCGTCGCAGGTGACGATCTCGCAGCGGGCCTCGGTATCGCCGCGCTCCTCCAGGGCGGCCATGGTGTTGTTCCCCGCGAGCACCACCAGCTCGGTCCCGGCCTGCCGGACGATCAGGCTGCGGTACTGGCCGTTGGCCTCCAGGGAGTCCACGAGCTTGGCCCGGTTGCCCCGCCGGGCGTTGCCGGGGTACGGGGTCAGGTCGGCCAGCGGGACCATCCTGGTCTCGACGTAGGTCGTGGTCATCGTGTTCCTTCCGTCGTCGTCCTCGGAAGTGATGATGGCACGCCGGGCGCTCGGCCCGGTCAGTCGTCCGGGTCCTCCACGCTCAGGAACTGCCGCCAGTCCTCGGTGTTGCGGTCCATCTCGGCCAGGCTGTGCACCACAGCCACCGGCTGGATGGACTGGATCAGGTACCACTCACCCCGGTTGGGGTCGTAGATGGCGAAGGTCTTCTCGTCGGGGCTCAGCCGGAACTCCCAGTCGTCCGGCGCACCCTCGCTCATGTAGTCCCACGGCTGCGCGACCGCCGCCCGCAGCACGCCCTTGACGATCTTTCCGATCATGATCTGCTCCTGTTCCGTGGTCATTGATCCATGTGCTGCGCCGTATACCTACTCGGTTACCGACCGTAGGATTTAGCTAAACCTACCGGTCCGTAGAGCTACGGATTGGCGAGGTTCCCTTCTGAGGAGGGAACTCGGGGCGGGCGATGGCTTCGTACCAGTGGCCCCGAGTTCGCAGTCGCCCAGGTCAGGGAGTGGTTTTATCAAATCGGACATTCCCGGCTGCTGCGCCCGGCGTATGTCCATACGGTCACGGGTGCGGCATCAGGTGCCGACCGGCGGCCATGTCCTCGGCCACCCACTGGGCGAACTCGGGCGTCAGGCTAGAGCCGAGGCAGTGGACCGAGTTGATGTGGGTCGGGGCCGGGCCGGTCGGGGTGTGGTAGAGCAGTACCTCTTCCGGGTGACCGAACATGTCCGTGTCCGCCGCAGCGAACACCTCCCGTTGGCACAAAGGGCAGTTGAGCTTTCGCATGGTCAACTCCAGTTCCTTGGTCGTGTGTCAAGGGTGTGCCCGCAGGCGCAGACGTCGAATCGCCTGCGCCTGTTCCATCGTCTTGTGCGAGGCGTCACAGGCCCGGCCCGGGGACGAGTAGTGCCGCAGGATGGGCTGCCGGTCCACCTGGAGCACCTCCGCCCGGCACAGCGGGCACCCCAGCAGCCGCACCACCGCGAAGCCCCTCGTGTCCGTGATGCGGCCCCAGGACCGTTCAGTCCTTCGCATAGCAGCCGTCCCAGGAGTGGGCAGCCTTGCTGGCGCCGGTGGTGATCGGGACCGAGTGCAGCCGTCCGCCGGTCGCCTCGGCGAGGTCGAAGGTGAGCGCGGCCGTCACGACCTCGATGCACTCCTCCACCCGGCCCTCCGGCACGTTGAACACGACCTCGTCGTGCACCACGCCCCGCATCCACGGGATGTACTCCTCCGGCAGCCGCAGCAGCCCATGCACCAGGATGTCCCTCGCCGTGCCCTGGCCGCACAGGGCGGGTGCCTGGGTGTAGCTGCGCCGGGGGTCCACCCGCATCAGCCGCCCGAAGCCGTTGTCCAGCAGCTCCCCGCTCTCGCCGAGAGCCCGTACCTCAGTACGCCAGGCGCACAGGTCGGGGTACCCCTCGTTCATACCGGCGTCGAACCGCTCCGCCAGCGACCGCTCGATGCCCTGGTTCACGAGCCCGTTCACGCTCAGGCCGTAGTTCCAGCCGTGACCGGAGGCCTTGGCCTTGTCGCGCCACTCACCATCGTGCCTCCCGAACACCATGTCCGCGATCTTGGAGTGGGGGTCCTCGCCGCGCTGGAACATGCCGACGTACTCGCGGTCGCCGCAGTGCCCGGCGAACGCCCTCATGTCCACCTGGTCCAGGTCGAAGGCGATCAGCACGCATCCGTCATCGGCGATGAACGGCGCCCGCTGCACGACCTTGCCGCCCCGCTTGCCGAGGTTGGTCACGCTCGGCTTCACCATCGCCCAGCGCCCCGAGCCCTGCGTCTCGCCGACATGGCCGTGTACGCGGTCACCGATCAGGTGGTTCAGGATCTCCTCGTACTTCGCCACGGCCGTGGTGACGGTGGTGATGTGCCCGCACATCTCCTTGATCGCCTCCACGTCACCGCCCCTGTCGGCGAACGCCTTCAGGACCCTCGGGTTGAGCATCCCGGGGCGCATCTCGCCCTTGGCGCCCTTGCCGACCATGTAGCTGCCCGCGCTCATGGCGTCCTTGTTCAGGGCCAGGGTGCCGCCCTCGGTCCTCGGTACGGCGAACGCGCCCCGCTCGGCGAACGCCTGGATCAGCGCATCCCGTCCGGCGTTGGAGCCGAGGGGGCTCTTGCGCACCTCCTCGTAGAACTCCTTCTTGCTGCCCCGGCCCCGGCTCTTGGTCTCGGTGAGGGGGACGCCGCAGTTCTCGGCCAGCCAGTTCAGGGACTCCTGCTTCTTCTCGGCCTCCTCGGCCACGCGCTGCCGCAGGAGGGGGACGTCGATCTTCCAGCCGGACAGCGTCATCCGGTTCTGGATCCACGCCACCTTCATCTCCCGGCGCCGGTAGTCCATGCGGTCGGGGTGCTCGGCCTGCTGGGCGCGGTACAGGCGGCCGGTGGCCTTCAGGTCGCCGGACAGGTACTCGCGGTAGCGGGGCAGGTCCACGGGGATCTTCTCGTACCCGTCCTCCTTGCGGGCCTTGCCTGCCAGGGTGGGGTCGCCGTACTCCTCCGCCAGCTCCGGCAGGTGGTCGGTCTTGCCGGGCTCGCCCCGGCGCTCCAGGGCCTTGTCCAGGCCGTAGTACCCGTCCTGGTTCCAGGGGGCGAGGTACTGCCCGCCGGAGGGGTCGGTGGTGGCCTCGTCCACGTAGGAGTCCCATGCCTTCTTGGCCAGGGCGTCGTAGTCGGCTCCGTGGTGCCACGCCAGCGCCATCAGGTCGAACCGGAAGATGTTGTGGCCGTAGATCACCGGCGCCCGGTTCAGCAGCTCGATCAGCTCCTGCGGGTCGTTGGTGATCACCTCCTGGCCGTTCTCGTCCACGACTCCGTTCAGCCGGGCGAAGGGCTTGCCCTCCTGACTACGGAACGTGAACAGACGGCCCGCTGAGGGAGTCTCCAGGTCGAATCCGACCGAACCCACCAGGGCCGGTACGTCCGGCCGGGAGACGGCAGGAGAGGGCCCCTCCGGCTCCTCGGGGAGTGCGGCGAACGGGTCCTCGCCGTAGTCGGTTTCCATGGTCGTTTTGGGCTCCTCGGATCGAAACGAATCCGTTTCGGTAACAGCAGTAACACGTGGAAAGTTAACGCTATATGCGAGGGGATCCTTCCCGTTAACCTGGGACGTGTTACTGCTGTTACCCGATCTTGCTGCACCCCCTGTGAACGGGTCTTTTACCTCCTCGTTACCTTCGGCGTTTTCGGGCTCCTCGGCCTTCCACGCCACCCCGAGCCACGCCCGCACACTGCCCTTGTGCGGCCCCCGGCGGCCGAGGCTGCTCAGGTCCCGGGGGTTCTTGATCAGCTTGTACACGACGCTGTTCTGGGAGCACTGGTCGTGTCCCCCGAACCGGGCCAGGAACGTCTTGTCTCCCCACTCCCGGGCGCCCTTGTCCTTGGCCCAGGTGTTGAACACGGTGCGTAGTTCCGTACCGGCGATGCACGCGTCCCGGTCGAACACCAGGTGCTCGTCGATGAACGCCAGAATCAGGTCGGACTCCTTGCGCCACTGGAGGGTGTCCTGCTCGACCCGCAGCGGCAGCTCCGGCATGATCCGCTCCAGCTCGTACCAGCGCCGGGCCCCGGCCGCCGCCCACGCGAGCGCTGCCTCCAGCGCCTGCGGGTCCTCCTTCAGCCGCAGGCGCAGGGTCGGGTCCCCGAGCCGGTCGTTCGGCCCTCTCAGGTCGGCCTCGCGCTTGCGGAACGTGAACGGCCAGATCACCAGAGCCAGCCGCCGCCACGTGCCGTGATCCGTCTCGTCCACCACCGGCCGGTGGTTGGAGTTGATGAACAGGCTGTGCGTCGCCTCGAACGTCACCGGGTCCTGCCGGATCCGCCTGCCGGTGATCTCCCTCGTTCCGGCGAGCTTCTTGGCCCGGTTGGTGTCCAGGCGCCGGGCCTCCGGCGTCTCCTCCAGCACGGCGTACCGCGCACCCATCAGGTCCATGATCTCGGTCGGGTGGTTGTCGCTCGCCGCCCCGAGGATCACCCGGTCCGACACCTGCACGTGGTACTTCCCGAAGGCGATCGCCAGCGGGTCGTAGACGGTGCTCTTGCCGTTCTCGCCGCCGCCCTGGCAGATCAGGATCAGGTCGTCGCTCGTCATATGGCCGGTGATCGCCTGCCCGATGCGCACCTGGTACCAGTCGATGATGTCCGCCGGGAGCGCCTGGAGCGCCTTGTCCCAGTCGGGGTGCCGGGCGTTCTTGACGAAGTCCGCCCCGGCCAGCTTCGTCATCAACATGTCGGGGTCGTGCGGCGTGAGCACGCCCGTGCGCAGGTCGACGATCCCGTTCGGGCAGTTGAGCAGGTCCGGGTTGGCGTCGAAGTCCCCCGCCGCGCACTCCAGGCGGCCCTTGCTCAGCTTGAGCAGGTTGCTCAGCTTGGCGGCGGTCAGCGTCGACCTCCACCCGTCCATCAGCCCCTGCATGTTGCGGTTCGGGTCCCGCCGCTGCTCCTCCAGCACGAGCTGGAACTGCTCCATCGCCCACTGGCGGATCGCCTCCAGCACGGTGGAGTCCGTCGCCTCGTCCCACACCCGGCCGGACCACTGCATCCAGCCGAGACCCTTGGCCCAGCGGAAGCGGCCCTCCAGCGCCTCGTCCACCACCGTGTCCGTCAGCACCGCGTCGGTGAAGGCCGCGTCCTGCGCCCCGGTGGGGAGCTGGCGTGCGCTCGCGTCCCGGAGCTGCTCCATCGTCCCGCCCGCGTGCAGGAAGTCGTCCACGCCCTTCACGCTGACCCGGCTGCCGTCGGCCTGCTCCACCTCAGCGGGAACGATCAGGTACAGCGGCCGGGCCTGCTTGCTCTCCAGCCACCTCCCCAGCCGCTGCATCGCGAGCATGACGGTCCGCTTCTCCCGCGTGTCGGCGTCGAAGCAGATCACCACGTCCCGGCCCGCCAGCGGGACGTCCTCCCAGTCGCCCAGCGTGCCCATCTTGCTGCGCCAGTTGAACACGCCGGTCAGGGTGATGACGGCCCGCCCGTAACTCGCCAGGCAGTCGGCCTTCTTGATCCCCTCGGTGATCCAGAGGGCGTTGCTCGGGTCGCGTACGGCGTCCGCACACGTCGGCGGCACGTCCAGCCGGTTCGGGGTGCCGGACTGGCTGGCGTACTTCTGGCGCTTGCCGCCGGGGGCCTCCTGCGGCAGCGCAGGCTTGAACTGGACCCCGATCTCCTCACCGGTCACCCGGTACATCGGCAGCAGAAGCGCCGGGAACGCCATGTCGTCCCGCCAGGCCCACCTCGGGACCCGCAGCTCCTTCAGACGGGCACGGTCCTCGTCCGTGCCGTACAGGGTCTCGTACCCCCGGGCGTCCCGCACCGCCTCGGAGATGCAGCTCTCCTCCAGCTCACGCAGGTGGCCGGGCATCAGGTCCGGGGGCGCACTGGTCCCGGGTTCGTCCACTGTGGTCACGGTGGTCATCCTCTACTGCTCGTGTCCGGCGCCGACCGGCTCCAGGGTCTGCGTGTCGATGATCCGGCCGTGCTTCGGGATGCGGGACGCCAGCCGGAGCGTGCTCCGGGCCTCGTCGAGATCCATGCGCCGCAGCCCGTCGAGGGCTCCCGGCCCGGCGACCGGCCGCCGGTCGAACGTCACCACGTAGTGCTGTTCCTTGGTCACTTCTTCCTCCTCCGCCTCGGTCCCCGGCCCGCCGGGTGCTTCAGGCCGTCCTTGCCGTCGAACCGGGCCCCGCTCGCCCGGTCCCACGCCGCCTCGTACTGCTCGCCCTGCCACAGCCGGTGCACGTCGGCCACCTGCCCGTCCGGCAGCCACACCCGGCACGAGTGCGCCGTGTCGCAGCGGTCGCCCCGGCGGTGCATCCCCCGCACGGTGAAGAGCATCATGCCCGACGCGCGGGCCAGCTCCGCCCAGCGCGGATCGTCCTCCGTGTTGACCGGCGGTTTCACCTCCAGCCAGACCGTCACCCCGTTCGGCCCCGTCACCCGGAAGTCGCACAGGTACCGCCCGGCGTCCAGCGCCGCGCCCTCGGGCTCGTACTCCCAGTCGAACCCGGCCTCGGTCAGGAACACCGCCCACCGGGCTTCGAGCCTGCTGCGGAACCGGCAGCCGTACGCCCGTGTCTCGATCGCCGGGATGTGCGTCATGACCATGCCTCCTGCCCCGGGATGCACTCCGGACAGAAGTCCTTCCACCGGCCGCCGACCTTCCGCCGGACCCACCCGAACTTCCGGGCCTCGTGCAAGGCCTCCCGAATCGTCTCGTCCTGCGGCACGGTCTCGTCCCGGAACATCTCGCCACACCGGTTGCAGGCCAGGTACGCCCTGATGAACGTCGTCATCGCGCCACGTCCTCCTCGCGCACATACCGCAGACTCTCGTCGCCCCCGCCGCAGGTGTCGGCCTCGTCGCTGTCGAGCAGAGGGTCGCCGTGCTCCGGGCAGTCCGGGTGCGCGTAGGCGACATCACCCGGCTGGTGGTACTCGGGCAGGCCGATGTCCGAGGCCGTCAGGCAGATGCCGTTGCACTCGCTCACGACCTCACTCCGGTCACGGGCCGGGGCGTGATGTGCGCGATGATCTCGTTCCGGTCCGCCCACACCCGGCCGGAGCCGTCCCGGTACTTGGTGACCTTGATGTCCGGGTCGTCCATCCACCGGCGCACGGTGCCCTCGCTGACATGCGCCAGCCGGGCCGCCCCCGCGACAGTGATGAAGTCGTCGTCCTGCGGCATTTCGCCTCCTCATCGGTACTCATGGTTACTCGGCCATACCCGTAGGTGTGTACGACTACACGCCGGGGTAAGACCCGCACACAGGACCACTGACCACGGAAGGGAGCCGCCATGGCTCAGACACTGGACCGCCTGCTCACGATTTATAACGCCGTGCTCAAGGCGGAGTTGAGCGGGTCCGAGGAGGACGTCCGGGCCGCGCTCGCGGTACTGGACGAGTCGGGCCTCAGCCGCCTGCGCAACGCCACGTACAACATCAGCGAGCTGGTCGAGGCCGAGCGCAAGAAGCTCCGCCGGGTGCGGGGGCTGTCATGAAGACTCAGCCCACCTACATCTCCCTCAGCGGCTACAAGCTGCGCGATCTGCCCCGGCTGCTGGTGGCGGTGTATCACCTCCACCGGGCCATCCGGAGGCACGGCTTCGAGGCCGTGGCCTCGGTGCTGGAGGAGCGTGCTGCACAGTCCGGCGGCCGGGTCGTCTACCGCCGGACGGAGGATCGGGCATGAGCGAGTGGCTGATCCACTACGGCTCGTGGTGCCTGGCGCCGTTCGGGTTGCTCGGCATGTACGTGGTCGGCCTCAAGAAGCGCTGGGGCTGGCTGGTGTCCATGACCACCCAGGCGCTGTGGGCCTTCTACGCCATTGGCACCGCCCAGTTCGGCTTCCTGATCGGGACGTGCTCATACTTCGCCGTGTACCTCAAGAACTGGATCGGCTGGGGCACCTCGGTACCGCCTCCGGAGGCCGACCCAGTCCTCGCCGCGCTCCGCCGGGTGTACGAAGATCTGGACAGCACCGGCCGGGCCGGAGACGAGTGGGCCTACGAGTGGATCCACGAGGTCTGGCCCGCCCTGGTGCCACTGGAGCTGCGGGTCCTCGTCGGGGACGAGCGCGCGGCCGAGGAGTGGGAGACGAAATGATCCTGAAGCACATCTGCCTGGACGGCGAAGACCGCCCAGGAGACGAGATGGACTGCACCGTGTGCCGGGCCCTGCTGCTGGAGGCGTTCCGGGCGTCCCCCGAGGCGCCGGATGCCCTGGAGCAGGCCCGCCAGCGCCACCCCTCCGGCCGCCTGCCGCACCTGTCGGTCCCGGCCGACTCGGCCCGCACGGTCGACCTCTACCGCGAGCACCCCGGCCGGGCGACGGAGCCTTTCCCCCAGCCGGACGCGAAGCACATCACGGAGCACGGGGTGGACCCCGACCCGGATCAGCCGGGCGGGGACTGGTTCGCCCGGTGCACGTGCGGCTGGTCCGACACCGGCCACTACGCCCGTGACGGTATGGGTGAACGCACCGCCGACCGCCTGGCCAAGTTCAAGGCCCAGAAGCACCGAGAGGAATCCGGCCAATGATCAACACCGCACCCAGGGACATGCTCCGGCTGCGGGACTACCAGGCGGACACCATCAAGGCCGTCATGAAGTCCTGGACCGAGGGCATGCAGCGCCCGGCGGTCGTCCTGCCGACCGGCGCCGGTAAGACCGTCGTCTTCAGCCACCTGGCGCACCAGTTCCGGGACTGGCGCACGTACGCCGGGGGCGGCGGAGCGATCAAGCCCCGGCGGGTGGTCATCCTGGTGCACCGGGACGAGCTGGCCGACCAGACCCTGGCCAAGCTCCGCGTCATCGCCCCGCACCTCTCTCTCGGCAAGGTCAAGGCCGAGGACAACGACATCCTGGCGGACGTGATGGTGTGCTCGATCCAGACGCTCGCCCGGCCCAACCGAGCACACGACCTGCTGGACGCACAGTCCTACGCCGGGGACATCGGCCTGACGATCGTGGACGAGTGCCACCACGCCGTGGCCGACAGCTACCGCAACGTGATGGCCGCGCTCGGCTGCTACGACGGCGGCACCGACCGGCTGGCGGTCGGCTTCACGGCCACGCTCGCCCGGGGCGACGGACGCGGCCTCGGGGGCGTGTGGGAGGACGTCGTCTACCAGCGCTCCATCCTCTGGATGATCAGCAAGGGCCACCTGGTCGACGTCCGGGCCCGGCAGATCGAGATGGCCGACCTGAACCTGAAGGACGTCAAGCGGAGCGCGGGCGACTACCAGGCCAAGTCCCTCGGCGAGGCCATGGAGGCCGCCGGTGCCCCGGAGATCATCCGTCAGGTGATCACCGCACAGGCGGCCGACCGGCGCTCGATCCTGGTCTTCGTGCCGACGGTGAGCCTGGCTCAGGAGGTGCACAAGCACCTCGAAGCCGGGGGCATCACGTCCGGCGTCGTCCACGGTGGCACCAAGCGCCCTGACCGGCTGCACCTGTACGAGCAGTTCCGCACCGGCCGTATCCGGGTGATCGTCAACTGCATGGTGCTCACGGAGGGAGCCGACTTCCCCTTCGCGGACTGTGCGGTCATCGCCCGGCCGACCTCGAACGCGTCGCTGTTCATCCAGATGGTGGGCCGGGTGCTGCGGCCGAGCCGGGTGACCGGGAAGAACGACGCGCTGGTGCTCATCCTGTCGGACGGCGGCGGCAAGATCGCCACCCTCGTCGACCTGGACGACGACGTGCCCAGCGTCAAGGACGACGAGTCGCTGGCCGAGGCGTACGAGCGGGAGCAGGAGCGCCGGGAGACCAAGGCGTTCGCCGGGTCGGTCCGTTTCGAGCTCAAGCACAAGGATCTCGACCTGTTCGGGGCGTCGGCCGCGTACCAGTGGCTGCGCACCGACAAGGGCGTTCAGTTCATCCCCCTCGGGGGCAACGGGCTCATCGCCCTGTGGCCCTGCGTCGACCAGGAGGGGCTGTGGGACGTCGTGTGGGTGCCGGAGGGCCGGGAGAAGTGGCAGCGCCTGCACACCTGTCTCGACCTCGGCATGGCCATGGCCTGGGGTGAGTCGGAGGCCGACGAGCGCTCCGCCCTCAACACCGGCAAGAAGGCGAGCTGGCGGCGGAAGCCCGCCTCGGAGGCACAGATCCGGTTCGCCGGTAGTCTCGGCCGGACCGTGACGCCGGACATGCGCGCCGGGGAGGTCGGTGACCTGATCTCCGTCGGCCTGGCGTCCAAGAAGGTGGACCGGTTCGTCCGGCAGTAACCGGGGTAGGTCCGTCACCAGACCAATCTGCCCATGGAAGAAGGAACATGAGGCTCAACGACGAGAGGGCGCAGCGAGCCCGGCTGGATGCGCAGGAGGCGTTCATCCGGGCCGTCGTGCGCGAGGAGATCCTGACGGCCCTGCGGGCCCTGCGTACCGAGGTGGAGCACTACGACGGCGGCGAGATCAAGGACATGGCCGCCGACATGCTCAGTTCCGTGCTGGACTGCGCCCTCGGCAGCCTGGCCTGGCCCGGTGCTGGGGCCCTGAGGGACACAACTTCACCTCCCTGTGGGGTGCGGCGACCGGCGCCTGCCGTCACTGCGGAACCCCCCGCCCCCAACCCCTTTGAGGAGAAGACCGATGGCTGAGGACAAGGGGCGCGGCACCTGCGACTGCTGCGGCAAGGACTGCAAGATCACCGCCGACGGCAAGATCTGGCACCACCACCCCGAGGGCGAGAACGCGGCCGACTGCTACTCCGGCCCGGACAGCAAGCGCTGCAAGGGCGCCGGACAGCTCCCGGCCGGAGCGAAGACCGAGCCTGACGGCTCGGAGATCCGCTTCCTGTGCCGGGTGCCGAGCGGCCCCGAGGGCTGCGGGCACCAGGTCCAGCTCACCGCGAACCGCCGGGCGCGCAGCCACCTCACCCCGCACGGCACGCCCTGCGGAGAGGGCGGGAGCGCGTTCCCGATCGCGGTCGGACCGGACGGGTACCGGGCCGACACGGCCGACTGGACGGACGAGGACTGGGAGCGCGTGTTTCCGCGTCCTCAGCTTCCCGTCTCCCGGACGAACACGGCCCGTCAGGTGGAAACCCTTGACCTGCCCCACGACAGGCAGGGAGAGAGCAACGTGGCTGCTCAGGGCCCGGCTTCCGACGGCCACGACCTGGACCCCGACACCCTGCTGACCGATCCGGCTCATGACCCGGCCACCTGCCCGCAGTGCCTGGAGGACCCCGACTACTGCCCGTCGTCCGACCTGAACAACTCGGGCCCCGTCCCTCAGCTCGACCCCGTGGAGTGCGCCTGCAACCTCCAGTGGGCCTCGGCCGAGGCCATGCGCCAGGCCGGGCACGATGACATGGACTGCGAGTCGGCTCCGATGGTCCAGCCTGCCGGACCGGACGCAGCCGAGTACGACGATCTCGTGTTCGACGTCACGCACCGGCACACCGACGCCTCCGGCACCGAGTGGATTCACCCCGGAGAGGCCGGAGACTGCCGTCTCCCGGGCTGCTGCACGCACCCCCGGGGCTTCACCTACATGGACGACGACAACGGGCACAGCGGCTCGTTCTGCCGTCTGTGCGGCACGGAAGAGCCCGAGGACCCTCCGGTACCCGAGCCGGAGCCGTCTCCGGTGTGCGCGCTCGGGGAGCTGGACACCGGCGTCCTGTTCGTCCGGCACACGCTGAAGCCGCCGCTCAACCAGCTCGTGTACCGCATGCAGCAGGTGGACGAGATCGCCACGGTCATCGTTGTCAGTGCCGGTCCGTACGCTGGCCGCACCGGCGAGCTGACCAACCTGAGTGAGGAGATCACATGCACGGACCTGGACGGGCACGTACGGGAACGGAAGGGCCTCCGCCCGGACCCCGGTACCGCAAGCACCTCGCCGAGCAGCCCCGGGGGATCCGGCGAGACGGGTCAGCGGATGCCCTCGCTGCGACCTTCGACCCCTTCAGCTCCAGCTCCGACGGCCCCGGAAGCAGCCCCGCCGACCTCGAACGAGCGGCCCGAGCACTCGGGCCTTTCGGCGACGGCCCCAACGACGGGGAGTCGGTCGACCCCTTCAGCTCCGGCTCCGACGGCGCAGCCGACGACTCCGGCCCGGCCTACGGACCGGAGGTCAGGGCCTCGTTCGACAGCGAGTGCGCCGAACCCTTCTGCGTCTCCGGCGGCACGATCTTCGAGGGGGGCGACATCCGGGCCGACGGAGAAGGCGGCTGGGTCCACTCGGAGTGCGCCGGTGACTGACGCCTTCAGCACCGCCAAGCAGACCGAGGCCGAGACCGACAAGTATGACCGGTACGGCCGCTACAAGCTGACCCACCCCGACACCGGCAAGCCGGTCAAGTGGACCCGGGCCACCACCTTCGCCAAGTCCATTCAGGACACCTTCGCCTTGTCCCAGTGGGCGCAGCGGATGACGCTCAAGGGCGCCGCGCTGCGCAAGGACATCGTGGCGGCGGTGTCCACCCTGGACGTGAAGAAGGACAAGGACCGCGTCAACGCCCTCGTGGAGGACGCGAAGAAGGCGGCCGGGAACAAGGTCGCGGCCAACCTCGGTACGGCCGTCCACGCCTTCACGGAGGACCGGGACAGGGCCCTGGTCGGCATGCCGGTCAAGATGCGAGCCGTGCCGGACGACCTGATGCCGTCCGTGGACGCGTACGAGCAGATCCTCAGCTCGTTCGGGCTGCGCCCGGTACCGGGACTGATCGAGTTCACCACGGCGGTCAAGCAGTACGAGATCGCGGGTACTTCGGACCGCTGCTACCTGGTGACGCGGGACATCACCTTCAAGCTCAACGGCCGGACTCTGACCCTGTACGCCGGGGAGTATGTGATCGGCGACGTCAAGACCGGGGCTCAGCTCGACTACGGGTGGATGGAGATCTGCATCCAACTCGCCATCTACGCCCAGGGGTTGAACACCTCGGGCGCGTGGGACTGGGGCACCGGCCGGTGGGGCAAGCCGGTCCTGCCCGACAACCCGGAGGTGCTGCTCAAGGTTCGCACGGACGTGGCGATCATCGCTCACCTGCCGGTGGACCGGGAGGACGACGCCCCGCTCGCCACCCTGTACGCCATCGACCTGGACGAGGGCTGGGCAGCGGCGGTGCTGTGCGCTCAGGTCCGCACCACCCGCAAGAAGGGCAGCAAGCTCGCGACCGCGCTCACCGTGGCGGACGTGGCCGACCCGCACGACGTCAACCCGGACACGGACGTGCCCAACGCGGTGCACGCCCGTACGGCGGTCGCGTCCCGGCCGCCGACCCTGGAGGAGCGCGCTCGGGCCGTCACGAGCCAGGCTGCCGCCTCCGAGATCTGGAAGGAAGCCACGGCCGCCCGGCTGCCCAAGGCCGAGGTCGACAAGCTGGTCCAGATCATGAAAACCAAGCTGACTTCGCACGTGGAACAGGGTGCGTAGCGGTTTAGCGAAACACCAGGGCCGGTAGGCTGAGGGTGTGCACGAGGGGCCCGGCGCAAGCGGGTCAAGTGGTCGACCTACTCCCGTAGTGTCCGGGCCCCACATCATCCAGTGCAAGATCAAGCGAAAGCGAGAGTCACATGAGCGACGACCCGTTCAAGAGCGGTTCCGACGGCGGCGCAGGCATCACCGAGTACGAGGGCCAGCTCCTGCTGGTCACCCCCACCGAGTACGTCGAGTCCTTCCCGACGTCGTTCGGGGACACGGACACCGTCCGTGCCGACTTCGTCGTGCTGGACGGCCCCGACGGGCCGGAGGAGGTCGAGGACACCCTGATCTTCCAGCGCATGCTGATCGGGGCGCTCAAGAACCAGGCCAAGTTCAACGAGAAGAACGGCGTGGACGAGAAGACCGGGTTCCCGAAGATGACGCTCGGGGTCCTGATCCAGGACAAGGAGCGCCAGAAGAAGGGTCAGTCGGCCCCGTGGGTGCTGGCGGAGCCGAACGCGGAGCAGGCGCAGCTTGCGCGCGACTACCTCGCAGGGAAGAAGGCGGAGCCCGCCGACCCGTTCGCGTCCGCCTGATCCACGCGGCACCGTCTTGGCGGGCGGTGCACGAGAGCCCGGTCCCTCCCTGTACGGGGGCCGGGCTCTCGGCCGTTCTCAGCGCAGCCCGACCCGGGGCCAGGGCTTCCAGTCGCCGACCTCGGGCCAGACGATCTCCTGCTTCTTGCTGACGCTCCAGCGCAGCGCCTTCACGTTCTCCTGCGGCATCGCCAGGAACGTGTCCGACCACATCGGAACCGGCTCCCAGAGCCCGTACGCGAACCGGCCCGCGATCCGCAGCCAGTCGGCGTCGCACTCGTCGTCCGTCTCGTACTCGCGGCCGAGCCGCTTGAGCGCCGCCAGCGCCATCTGCGTCTTGTTGGCCGACCCGTTGCCGGTGGCGAACTTCTTCAGGCTGCTCGGGCTGAGCAGCATATACGGCAGCCGGTGCCGCTTCAGCTCCAGCCGGATCGCCCCGTGCACCATCGGCATCGTCCGGGTCGCCTCGCCCTTGTAGGTGCCGCCGAGCCCCTCGATCACCACCAGCTCCACCCCGGCCGTCCGGGCCGCGAGCCCGATGTGGTCGGCCAGGTACTCCAGCCGGTCATCTCCGGTGACCTGCTTCGGCGGCACCAGCGCGAAGGTTGTCTGGTCCGGCAGACCGACGCCGGTCCGGGTGATGCTCAGGTCCAGTCCCATGATCCGCATTCCGTCTCCCGTGGTCGTGTTTCGATTTCCTTAAACAGGGCTACCCATCATGATGACGCACCACCCACCGGCCCCCGGCCGACGGGGACCACAGACCAAGGAAGCAGGACCATCATGACGATTCCCGGAGAGGCCGAGGGACGGCGGTTCACCGTCGAGACCCTGTCCGCCAACCTCCTGGACGTGGATGTCCACGTCCAGCGCAAGCTCAACGAGAGCCGTGTTGCCAAGCTCGCGGCCGACTTCCACGAGGCCGCCCTGGGCGTGCTCATCGTGTCGAAGCGCGAGGAGCTGGACCCCGAGCACAACACCTCGCACGTCCGCTACGTCGTGCTCGACGGGCAGACCCGGCTCGCGGCCATCCGCAAGTTCACCGGCACCGACGACACGCGCATGCCGGTCGTCTGCCAGGTGTTCCACGGGCTCACCCGTGCGCAGGAGGCGGAGATCTTCATCGAGCACAACGACCGCGCGGCCGTCCGGAAGATCGACCTGTTCCGCCTGGCCCTGGTTGCCCGGCACGAGTGGGCCGTGGAGCTGAACTCGGTCATCGCCCGGCACGGGTACGAGGCCAGCGACTCCGGCTCCCGGGATCGCCGGTTCACCGCCATCTCGACCGCTCAGCGCATCGTCCGGCTCCCCGACGGCATGAGCGCCCTGGACCGGGCGTTCGACCTGCTGGCGCGGAGCTGGGGGTACCGGGAGGGCGCGGCCAGCGCCGAGGCCGTGGACGGGCTCGGGCTGCTGTTCCACCGGCACGGCAGCGCGGTCGACGTCGTCACCTTCGCCAAGAAGCTCTCGACGGCCGACACCCCGCAGACCTTCAAGGCCAACGTGATGGCCTACCGGGCCGCGACCGGCATCAGCCGCACCGAGGCCGCGTACCGGTACGTCATCAAGCTGTACAACTCCGGCAAGCGCACCAAGCAGCTCGACCCCCGGTCATGAGCGCCGTTCTGGGTACCATCCCACGACGGGATCACGCGACCACGGACCGAGGAGTCACGACCATGGGAGACGACATCCGCACCGAGCTGCCCGAGCCGGACGAGCACGGCGACGTAGCGACCTGGATCTTCGCCGACCGGGACGGGCTGGGGCACAGGATCTCGGGAGCGTTCCTGGGCATGGGCTCCACCTACCGGCCGGAGCACAAGGGCCACCCGCGCACCGAGTGGGCCCCGAAGGGCGTGCACTGCTCTACCTGCCGCTGGACGGAGCTGCGGATCTTCCGCGCCGAGGACGCGCGGCTGTACGTGGTCAAGTGCGGCGCCTCGGACGTTCCCGGCGAGCGTGACCTGGTCAGCGTGTCGTCCGTGGACACGCCCTTCGAGCTGGTGGAGAGCCTGACCACGGCCGACCGTCACACCCGGCAGACCGTGCTCCCGATGCCCGCCCGGCGGGCGCTGGCGCAGGCGTCCAGCCACGACGTCAACGTCCGGGACGCCTACATCAACTCGCCGGTGACGTGATGGCCCGCCGGAGGTACGACCGCCGGGGCCGTCACAGCCACCGTGCGCAGCCGCTGATCCACATCAGCCCGTTCGGCTGGGTGGTGATCTTCATCATCGCGATGTGCATCATCAGCCGGTTCCCGGGAGGTGGATGATGAGCGCCATCCGTGGACTCCTCTGCAACGGAGGATGCGGTCGGTCCATCACCTGGGCACGCGACCGGGGCGAACGCTTCCTGCTCAAGAGCGAGATGGAGCAGGAGGCCCGGCGCCGGGGCTGGCAGGCGCCGGACAAGCTGGGGCGGCACCTTTGCCCGCAGTGCCGTCGCCCCGACGGCCGCCGGAAGGAGGCCCGGAATGCCTGAGCTGCCGTCTCCGGCCCGACCGGCATGGGGCCCGTCATACTGCACCAGCCCGTGCTGCGCGGAGCGGAGAGCCAAGCTGGAGTGCCCGGAGGACTGCATCTGCAAGGAGTGCCAGCCGGGCCCGGGAATCGACTTCGACGGCCGGGTGGGTGTGCGCACCGCGACCCGCCGGGCCGAGTTGCGGCTCCTGCTCAAGAAGAACGACCAAGGACGACTGACCCTCGCCGAGGAGGCCCGGCTCGACGAGCTGTGCCACCAGTACGTCTTCGGCAACTGACGGAAGGAACATGACGTGATCCGCCGGGTGACCGACTGGTTCGAGCAGGCGAGCTGGCCTCAGCTCCTCATGGCCGGGGTGATGACGGGATGCGTGGCCGGGCTGCTCATGGCCGCAATCCGAGGGTGAGCTACGGTCTTCGGGACTGACCCCGAGACCGAGGACCATCCGATGAAGCTGATCAGCAGGGCCCTCATGGCGGTCGCCGCCGTGGGGGCCCTTCTCCTTGCCCTGGCCGGGCCCGCACCGGCGGCCGACACCTTCCCCAGCCAGGACGCCTGTCACGTCACCTCCAACGCCTCCCCCGCAGGCAACTGCGGGCCCTTCAAGCTGCTGGAGCGCGAGACCTTCAACGCGGCCACGGCCCCCGCCGGGACCTTCAGCCAGTGCGCCGGGGACGGCGACTTCCGCTGTGCCGGAGCCCAGGGCACGCCCTACTACGCCACGCTCGGGGCGTACCCGACCGGCTGGCCGGACACCGCAGGCAACGGGGCCGACGGCAACTCCGGGCCCGTCCCCGGCACCTACCACCCCGAGAAGGCCGCGAGCGTCGTCAAGGACGCGTCCGGCGACGGCCAGCTCAAGGTCCACATGACCTACGCCTCGGGCCGCAACTCCGTAGCCGCCATGGTGCCGCTGAAGTGCATGAACCTCCGCTACGGCAAGTTCACCGAGCGCACCCGCATCACCTCGGCCAACCGGCGCTTCAAGATGGCTCATCTGCGCTACACGCCGAACGAGATCGACTACCCCGAGGCCGGAGGGTCCTTCGGCCAGGACCCGGTGAGCCTGTTCAACCACGGTTTCGACGAGTACGGGCGGGACGTCGCCCCCAACTCCGCCTGGACGGCCTGGCACACGTACAGCCTGGAGCTGACGCCCGGCCGGGTGAAGGCGTACCTGGACGGCAAGCTGGTCGTCAACCGGGCGGCCGACTACCCGGACCGGGCCGACTGGATCCTCCAGAACGAGAGCGCGCTGGGCGTCAGCAGCGCGTACGTGGCCGGGGCTCCGGCGAGCACAGACGTCCTGACGAGCTGGATCACCTGCTACTCCTACACGGGATGACCATGGCCAGGCACAAGCGCCGGGCTCCCTGGTTCGTGCGCCGGAGCGTCTATCTGGACCTGCTCCGGCGCTACCAGGAGCTGGAACGGGACTACCGGGTCCTCGCTGGGGACCGTGACGTGCTGGCCGAGGCAGTGGAAGC